TTTGAGGCTTGCTGTTGAATTTGGAACGCAAAGAGATATGTTGCATCCAAGCAAACTTGCTGATATATATTACGAATGGGTTATGCAGGGTAGCTTGGCAACAAGTCCTCAAGACAATCGGAAAGACGATAGCCTAAAGTCGGCTCAAAAAACTAGGAGTGTCCGTAAAGGGTAGCACACTGCAAATAAAATCAAATGTAACTTTTACGAAGGAGACTTAAATGTCAACATCAGTAACTACAGCATTTGTCCAACAGTATTCTGCTAACGTGCAGATGCTATCTCAGCAGATGGGAAGCCGTCTAAGAGATGCAGTTCGTGTGGAGAATATTACTGGTAAAAATGCTTTTTTCGACCAGGTAGGCGTTGCTACTGCTCAGTTGCGTACAACTCGTCATGCCGACACACCACAGATGGACACACCTCACGCAAGACGTAGGGTGAGTTTAGCTGACTATGAATATGCCGACTTAATTGATGACCAAGATAAAGTCAGAATGTTAATCGATCCAACATCTTCTTATGCACAAGCTGCTGCTGCTGCAATGGGTAGAGCAATGGATGATGTTATCATTTCTGCTGCACTTGGAACAGCTTTTACAGGCGAAACAGGTTCAACCTCTACTGCTTTTTCATCTGACAATCAGATTGCAAATGGTAGTGCAGATATGTCTGTTGCTAAGTTAATTCAAGCTAAAAAGATTTTAGATTTAGCTGACGTTGACCCATCAATACCAAGATATATTGCAGTTGGTCCTAATCAGATTGAAGCTCTATTAAATACAACATCAGTAACAAGTTCTGACTTTAATACAGTTAAGGCTCTTGTTCAGGGTGATGTAGATACATTCATGGGTTTCAAGTTTATTGTAACAAACAGACTATCGCTTGCATCAAACATCCGTTCATGTTTCGCATGGGCAGAGGATGGGATTGCTCTAGGCATAGGTAAAGACGTATCAGCAAGAATAGACGAGAGAGCAGACAAAGGTTATGCTACTCAGGTTTATTATTGCATGAGTGTTGGAGCCACACGCATGGAAGAATCCAAGATTGTGCAAATCGATTGTGATGAATCAGCTTAAGGGAGAGTGAACAATGACTACTAAAAACACAACTCTTGTAGCTAACTTTGAAGCTACTCCTCAAGTTGCAAGTAATGCTCACGAGCTACATGGCGTTTTGCGTGTTGCTCAGGGTACAGTCGCACTAGCTGCTGGTGATAGCACAGACAATGATATTGTCATGCTTGCACCAATTCCTAGTAACGCATCAATCACAGCTTTAAGTGTTGCAGCAGATGCCCTTGGTGGTTCTTGCACATTTAACGTGGGTCTATATCAGACAAATGGAACAGTTGTAGACGAAGATCTATATGCTAGTTCAGTTGCTGATGGAACTACAGCAGTTGCAGATGGTGACGGTATTCTTCACAATGACGGTGGCACAATGAGAATGACTAGTGCCGCTACGTTTAAAACAT